GATCCTTTCTTGACGAATCGTTTAGCTGCTATCAAATCGCAGGAAGAAGCTATAGCTAATATTAATACTGTGCGTGGTCAGAATATGTTGTCTGATTTGTATGCAGATGCTCAAGGCGATTTCTTAAAGACTGAACTGGGAAGTCAAAACGTTTTGCAACAAACAAATAATGCGTTGCGTGGGCGCACACTGTTTAACGCTACAGAAGAATTTGCAGAGACATACGCCAACGCATTCCAATCAATCGCACGAATACAAGACCCCAAAGTAATGGGTGACTTCATGCAGAAATACTCAAAGTTTTTGAACTACTGGAAAGCACAAGCAGTATCAACACCAGGTTTCTTTATGCGTAACATGCTAGGTGGTGCATGGATAAACTCAGCACTAAACAATGTACCTATGGCCACGCATCAGCGTGTATGGGAGATACGCAAAGCAGCTATTAAGAAAGCTAAAGATTTAGGAACAGACATAGATAACCCTAATGACATTCTTCGAGGATTAGATCAGCTTATCGCTGACAACAAATCTATACGTTTGGGTGTGAAAGCAGGTAAACAAACTGTAGGTGTGGATGAACTTAAAACATTTAGGGAATGGTATGAGACTGGTATGGCTGGTCAAGGTCAGGTATCTCAAGAAATAACATCTGCATTAGATATGTTAGGTAGACAGAATCAAAGATTCGCTGGATCGTTTAACCCATTTAAAACAGATTTCAAGGGGTTTGCTCTTATTCGTAGACGTAACCAAGATGTTGAGTTTATGTTGCGTGGCGCTATGGCTCATCACACGATGATGGCAGGGCGCAACGTTGACGATGCGTACAGAAACGTTATTAAGTTCCACTTTGACTACAGTGATTTAACGAACGCTGAACGTTCTGTGAAGAAAGTTATTCCTTTCTGGGTGTGGCAGAAGAATGTTCTGCCAGTTCTTATTGAGTCTATGGGTAAGAAGCCAGCAGCTTGGGGTCGTTTGTTGCAGGTAAAGAAAGAGATGGAGCTTACATCTCCTATGGAAGGCATTGTTCCTGAGTACTTTGGTGAGAACATGGGTATTCGTATGCCATTTAAGATGGGTGGTAACAGGGTGTATGTCTTGCCTGATCTTCCTTTCAGGGATTTAGCTAAGTTCACGAAAGATGTTGAGAATCCTTTAGACCTTAAACAAGTGGGTAAGAACGTGTATAGGGTGGCGAGGGAATCTGCGTTGCCTCCTATTAAGTTCCCTATTGAGCATTGGGCTGGTAAGCAAACGTTTGCTGATATTCCTTTGACTGGTAGGTTCCAGCAGGCTCCTTCGTGGGCTAACTTGCCTGGTTTGAAGCAGGCGTTGCTTGCTACAGGGTTAGCGAAACAAAGTAACATTAGTGGTCGTTTGGTTATGACAGATAAGAACATATATGGTTTTGATCAGTTCATGCCTATGTTTGGTCGTTTACGCAGGTTTGTTCCTAATGAACGCAAGAAGCAGGAAGCGTTCTGGACTACTGCTATTAATACAACGTTTGGTACTGGTTTGCGTGTGAACACGCCATCAGAAGTAAGAGCGCAGATATTCCGTCAGCAACGCAAGTGGGCTGACGATTGGCGTAATATGAAAGACATAGAATTTAGAACACGATAGGAACTGCTATGGATAGAACAATTATTAGTAGGGCAGGCTGGAATAGTCGAGGTCCAAAGAAACCATTTAGTTGGTTGAATAAGAAACGTGTGCAGGGTATAGCTTTGCATCATTCTGGTATTAAGAATGGGCCTAAGGGCATGGCTGCTGTGCAGGCGTTTGAGAAACATCATATGGATAATAATGGGTGGAATGCGATAGCATACAACTGGCTAGTAGATGAGCAGGGGGTCTGCTTTGAGGGGCGTGGCGCTGGTGTCGTATCAGCAGCTACACGACCATACAACAGTAAGACTGAATCTATTTGTTATACAGGTGATGGTGACGCTATCGTACCTATGCAGGCTTTGGAATCTATTCGTTGGCTTATTAGCGACATACAGAAAAGGTATGATCATAAGTTGTGGGTGAAGGGTCATCGTGATTTAGCTGCGACTGCTTGTCCTGGTTCGTTCTTGTATAACTGGTTGCAAGCAGGTATGCCTGTTACGGAACGTAATTTATCTAGTAATGAGTTGAGTGGCGTTAAGGCGCACATAGATCGCTTAGGAGCGTCTTTAGCTAAGAAACCATTGTCGAAGCGCCGTAAGAGCCGTGGTGAGGCTGTGAGGGCTGCTCAGGAGCGTTTAAAGGCACTGGGATTTGATCCTGGTCCTGTTGATGGTGTGTATGGAAAGCTTACAAAGACTGCTGTGTTGGCGTTTCAACGCAGGTACAGGGACTTCTTAATCCAAGATGGGATTATAGGGGTTAATACTTGGAGGATGCTGTTCTCATAATGGGACAGTGCATGTATAGATTAGGAGGCGATTATGCCAAAAGGTGAAGGTTACGGAAATTTTGAAGAAACGTTTGGTTCGCAAAACGAACAACCATATGATTCTTCTTCTGTTATGAACAAAGCGGATTGCGCTAAGGCTGCTAAAGCTAACGCTTCTTATCTGCGTTCAACAGGTTTAGGGAATGCTGCCAGTGGCGGTAGACCATTTGGAAAGTAGGAGACAATGGCAAGAAAGTATGGTTCAGTAGACGCTGCGAGGCGTGGAACAGCTACTCGAAAGAGTACTCGTAAACCTGGTGGGGGCAGGACTAAAAAGAAAGTTCAGCGAGGCGCTGCTAAAGCTGCTCCAGGTTACGCTAGTGAACGTTACGGTCCTGGCGCTACTAAGCGTAAAGGTACTCGTAAGCCAGGTGGTAATGCTGCTGCTGCTAAGAAACGTAAGACTAAAGCAATGACTAAAGCTGCTGGCAAGTCAGCACCTTCTTACATTAAGACCAAACCTAACGTTAAAAAACCTGGAGAGCACAAGGGTCGTAAGCCTAAAGCTTCTAAGGGCGCTAGTAAACCTGGTGAGCATAAAGCTCGTAAACCTAAACGTGTTGCTAAGAAACCTAATGAGCACAAGTCTAAGAAACCTAAACCTCGTATAGAGCATCAAGGTAGAAAACCTAGAAAGTCACGCAACGTAGCTCATGGTAGTGGTAGCGGAATAGATGCAATGAGCATCAGTGACAAATTCTATGAAGGAGCTTTGGGAGCCGCTCTGGATAGGGGTATTAAGAAAGCTGCTGCTCAAAAAGTTAAGCAAAAAACTAAAGGTCGTTCCACTTACAAGAAAGGTGGGGGGATTCGATAATGCCTGCCAAAAGAATGGGTGGTCGAATATCTAAGACAAGAAGACCTTCTAGAAGAACTCCTAGACCCAACTTAGGTAGAAGGCCTGTGCGTAAAACACGCACAACTAAAAGACCAACTAGGAGATATAAGTAATGGCAATGTCTCTACAGGACTTGCTGGCCGCTATAGCTGGTGGTCAAGGCATGTCACCTATTAGTCAGGGGTTTTCTCCTGCTACTAGGATGCCTCAAGGTGGAGGAAGAGGAGATGCACGTTTAGGTCCACGACCATTGAATCCTAAACCACGACCTCCCATGAAACCTCAACCAAGACCTAGACCTCTGCCTGGCAGACCAGGTAGTTATGGTCCTGGCCAAGCTAGGCCGTTGCCTAGCATTAAACCTAGACCTGGTAGGCCAGCTCCAGCGCAAGATGGGATGCGACCTATGCCTCTTATCATAGATAGGGATGATCCTAATATGCCATCTCAATTTATGGAACAGTTAGGGAAACCTAGAGGGTCATTTGCTGGTGAACGTGTACAACCCCAGTTGCCTCAACCCATGATGCAACCTGCTGCTGCTCCTCCAAGGATGAATGAGCAGGAACTTATGGAAATGTTATTTGCAGCATATCAAGATAGGAACATGTCTGGTCGTAACAGGGGCGCTAGAGGGTTTCGAGGTAGGCCAGTAACAGGAATATAATGCCTCTCAAACGTGGGTCTTCTCAAGAAGTGATTAGCCATAACATAGGTAAGTTAATCATGGAGGGTAGACCACGCAAACAAGCAGTTGCGATAGCATATGATAAAGCGAAGAAACGGAAAAGAAAATGACAGAACAACTTAAAGTAGGTTCATGGGACTGGGTAGAGCGAGCAGCTTGGACAGCAGTTCAAGCGTTCGTAGCTGTATTCGTGGTTACTGATCTTTCTACATTGCGTAGCGCAGCTACCGCAGGTTTAGCAGCTTTGATCTCTAGCGTTAAGACTGTAGCGAAGGATCGTCTGAAAGGATAGCTCATGCCAGATAATCAGTTCGAGGACCAATGGGCTGAGTGGATGGCGTTAGAGGGGCTAGACATTGAAGAGGAACTTGTCCAGGAAATAAGAGACAATATAACCAAGTTGGACATTCATGATGGCACGCATGGTCAGTGGCATGAGGAGCAACTAGGTGTGCTTATAGTCTTTGATGGTGATGAGGCACGCAATATCGTTAAGCATTGGAAAGAGTCAGCTAAGGGTAATCTCATTTCGTTGACTTGTATTCTTAACTGGGTAGAGGGTTTCTCATATTTCTTGCAGGATTGTATTCAGACGAGGGATTTAGAGTCCTAGTTTATCTCTAACTATTTTATGTTCTAGTAGGAGCTTACGCATCTTGTCAGCTAGAGCATCTCGTCTTCGAGCGAACGTTGTCTTAGGCATGTTCAATGCTCGTGCTACGAAACGCATGGATAGTCCTATGTCTACGAGCATGTGGTATATCCATTGTTCTTCTTCTGTAAGTTGGTTAAACATGTCTTCTACAGCGAGGCGTAGTTCTTCATGTTTCTGTTCGTGTAGTTCTGTGGAAATGTCAGGTTCAAAGCCTGGTCTAGCGTGTAGTACTGCTTCTATTTCTGTTTCAAAGTGTCGTTGATTCAGTCCTTGTATTGAGTTTCTTGTGCGTACAGGTCGCAGTGATGGAAACTTTAGTAGTTTCAATCTGTTAAAGATTTCTTCTCCCCCTATGGGGTCAATCACTGGCCCAAGGCAAAAGCCTAGAACTTATTGAAAAGTATTTTTTGCCTTCATGGAAGTTACCTAAGGGAACATCATTCTTATTAATGATGTTCATTAGTTCTCTGAATTGTACCTCTGCGTAGGTTTGCCTAGTCGATGACCATACCCATAGGTAGAGGGGTGCGCCTGTTCCATCCCACCATTGCATAGCTGCGATCTTCTCTAACTTTATTTTTAATGGTGTCCTTCCCATACCCATGACTTCTACTAGCCTGGTTGGGTCTGCTTGCACATAGTCTGGTGTGTAGCGGATTACATGTGGGAGATAATGGAACTTGGTTACGTTCTTGGGTCTGTTAAAACCAAACCTAGCCCATTGTTCGTTGACTCGCTCAAAGTGTCCTTCCGCTTCATCACCCATGTGCTGGTATCTGTATTGGTAAGGAGCTTGATTGAATTGTGTGTCTGTCACTTTTTCTTTCCTACGAGTCGATGTATCTGGCGATCATCAGTATAGGCTAGACCATTCAATGCGTCTTCTATACCCTTGACATAATTAGATATATCTCCTCGTAGGGGTGATTCTTTACAATCCATTTCTGTGATAGTAACGACTGCTCGTTTGTCTGATAGCACGATGCTCATGCTTACTGGGCCTTCAAATAGTGGGCCGTTGTAGTATTCTTTGACCATTTGTTCATAGTCTCGTGTCGTCTTTGGTGTGTATGCCCATTGCTTACCATTCTTAGATGTCACTCTTGGCCTACTCTTTGCTTTGGGTCTAATGGGTATTGTGAATTTGTGTTGTTTTTTAGTCACGGACTTTGGTTCTTTCTACTGCTGTTTGCACTAAGTTTAGTAGTTGTTGTTCTCTGTCGTGTCTACCCACAAACTTTTCTAACCTATCGTCTAGTCTTCTAACCCAGTCTAGTGTTGCTTGTGGACTGTATTCTTGCCAGATTAGGCTTGCGGCGAAGGCATACAAGGTTGCGCTACGATCATCATCTCGTGGGTTTTCCCATACTTGTTTCGCTGTTCCTACGAAATAACCATCCATGTCTGTCTGGTAGTCTCGTTTGGCTTGCACGATGGGTGCTGGTTCTGTCGCATTGTACAGTGACATGAGTTTGCGGTATACGCCTGGTGGTGTGCGTTGCTCCATAGCTTCTGTGACGAACTGTTCTAATTTGTATCCTGCTACTTCTTGCCTACCTTTGGTGCGTATCTTTGGGTAGGGTAAGCGTAGGCAGTTACCTATGTGTCCTGGTTCTAGGTGTGTTTGTTTGGGGTAGACTTCTCGTATAGGTACGTCTACTGTTCTGCATGCACCTATCATTCCTTTGCGTGCTAGTGACGCTGATAAAGGTTCTTTGAGATACACCCATACATGGTAGCCCTTGCTTCGTGATGGTTCTTTCCATGATTTAATGTTGAGCTGGCCTAGTAATGCTACGAGGTTGTCTGCGTGGATGTCGCTGATGTCGCCTTCGTCTAGGTCTACCGCTACCCAGTCTACCATCCATACGTTGTTGCGTTCCCACAGTGGGTACACACCTATGGGTTGGTCACCTGATAGGTGTTCTGACATTGCTTGTTGGAAATCTTCTCTGTTGATTTGTTTAACTGGTTTGATTCTGTCTTTGACATAAGCGATGGTGTTGCCGTTGTGTAATTGTGTAAAGTCTTCAAGTAAGTCTTTGTGCTTACTCATTGTCTTCCCACTTATGTATAATTATTGGTGTTCCTTCACCTAGATACGATCCTTTGGTGTTGATCTCTACCCATTCAACAGCGTCAGTCCATTCCCAGTCCTCATCTACTAACGCTTTGATTAGTAACTCGTCATCGTATGCAACGACAGGTTGCATACCTATTCGTGTAGCTACACCAATTATTGCTTTATCAAAAGCGTACCCTACGGGTCCATCGAATAGTAGCGCATCAGGCGCTAACTCTCTTAGCCAGTTCCACTTCTCGCCTGTTCTTTCCCCTGTCATTCAATCCACCTGTCATCTTCAGGTATGTCTGATTCGTAATAGCGCCTCACGAAACCACAATCAGGGTCCATGTAATAGTCAATAGGAGGATTCGTAACCTTACAGGGTGGGCGCTTGTTCTTGCACAGGTCCAACGAAACGCTGACACTGTGTACTCTTCTATCATGGTCTGATAGTTTAGGGTCGTCACGTTTACGGAACACGTTGAGCTGGAGTATGGCGTACTCGTCAGCGTTGAACTTTCCGTCATCCATGCCACGGCTTGAACCACGATGAGATGATTTACCTGATTGATGTACTAGTCCAACAGGTAGGTTCTGTTTCTCTGTCCATTCTTTCAATCCCTTAAGTACGTTACCTACACCCTCGTATCCTGATGCTTTAGGTAGTTGCTCCAGGAAATCAACCATGACGAATCCTGGCCTGTGTTGCCAGTAGTCTTCGCATTCTGACATGGCTATTGACATGTCCTCAAAGCTTAATGCGTTAGGGAATATCTTTATTCTATCTAAGAATCCCTCTTTCGCTTCGTTGATCTCTGACATGATGTCTCGATCTCCTGTGCGTAATGCTTCTTCTACTTCAGCTAGGTTTCGTTTGTAGAGTAGGGCATACAACTTTGCGACTACGAGTACTTCTGGTTCATCAGGCGTGTAGATCACACCGTAGAAATCTGGGTTCTCTTGCAGGTTCCTGGCCATGCTTGATAGCAGTACGGCACTCTTGCCTGAGTGTGCTCTGCCAGTTACGACCAGGACATCGCTTGGCCATACGCCACGCATCTTTTCATCTATTTCTTGTAGGCCTAGATAGAAACAGTCGTGGCTACCTTGAGCGTATTGAACCCATTGGTCTACTGCTTCTGATGTTGGTTTGAAGAACTTGTAGCTTTCTCTCTCTTCAGAAGAATTGAGGCCCGATATTCGGGCCTCAATCTCCTCTGGTGAGAGTGCCGTCACACTCTCATCCCCCATCATCGTGTCGCTTGGTAAGTGAACTGTTGTAGTTCTGCTCTGCGTGCTACCCAATCCCATTCAACAGCGTCAGCTTCAGTTTGTCCAGCTACCTGGTCCCACACTGTAAGAGGAACGTTGCTATCCCCATCGTTGATCCAGATGCCAAAGTCTTGTTCTACTGTGATGTCACAGTATTTTAGTGCTTCTTTGTTTATTGAAAAGTTGGGGTAGTTGTTCCCTGACTTGTTCGTGTCTGTTGTTCCATCAGCTTTTTCTTTCACTGTATACACTGTGATGTCACCATTGGCATCTTGCCATGTGGCTGGTTGGAACGCTAATAAATTAAAGCATGCTTGTTTGATGTGGGCATCTTTACCTACTGCTTTAGGTAGTCTCTTATACACTCTGCCTGTGATAGCTCCACCTGCTGGTGCTGGTCGTTGTGGTGGTGCTGTTACGCTTCTTTGCGTTGGGCCACTTTGCTGACTACTGGTGGGTGCTGGCGCAGGGGCGCTTGGCGCACTACTTGCAGGTTTGGAAACATCACTTTTGAGTTTCCTCATCACAACACCTGTATCACTTAGATCAAATTCTTGACCTGCTTGCTTCAATACTTCTGACTTAGCCATCTCAAATAGAGCATGAGCTTCTGCCTCCATAGTTACTTCAGGCACTGTTCTCTCTATCGTCAGACTATAGTCTGCTGTCTCATATGCTTGTTCACTCACTTTCTGAGTGAATGTCACACTTATCTTTGCTTCTGTCATTTTTCTATCTTTCTCCCTGTCTACCAGGGTTCTTCTGTGAGGTGTTCACCTCGACACTTTCCTGCTTGCCACACTGGACACCACTTAGGTGAACAATGCCAGCCCTCCCATCTCATGGGCCATGTGGTGGCCGTATCAATGGTTAGCAGTGTTGGAACCATACTCCAACAAAGTTCTATAAATGCGTCTTTCTCTTCCTGTGATCTATGTATCTCTATTACTTGCAACTTACCGTTAGCGAATACTGCCAAGTTAAAAGTTGTTTTATCCAATGCCCAAGTATAGGCGTGACTTTGTATATCCCAACGTTGTTTCTCCCAAGCTGGATAATGGCGTGATGGATTCTTCCAATCCCATAACGCACCTGACCTATCATTCCAATCAGCAGTGCCAGTAAGCGTAAGCTGGACACCATGCCGTACTCCCATGCTTCGTGTAAACGTTTCTTCTACACCTACAGGATCAAGCACAGGGTATAGCTCATCGTAGAAACATTTGACGTTGGCCCTGCATGTGTCAACGACCTCATCGTATTCTTGTCTCCATACTTCAACCTCATTAGCGTTCTCAGCAATGAACGTATCGTTTACGTCTATCATTTCGTCTAAGCTTACATCCCTGTTGTCGTTCATACGAGCTAGTCCAGCATGCTCAATAGCATGGTGGACAGCGTTACCTCGTAACAGGTCTGATGTTTCTTTCTGGCGTACAAGACCTAAGCGTTCCTGTCTTGCTTGTTCTGGGCATCGTAAGAAACTGTTGATGTAACTTTGCCGTAGTTTAATTTCTCTCATTTCTGTTCCCTTGTATGTCTAGCTTACAACGTTGCTGTAGGTGCTGGCCTACCCTACGTTATAGTGTAAGTAGGGGGGGTAAGCGTGAGCGCTTTTGTGACGCTCACGCTTACCCATTTTACAGTACTGTGTTTACTGTAAGCTGTCAAGCATTTCGCTTTGCACCTACAACTAAAGGGTACTGTAGGGGTAGGACAATGTTTCGTAACCTACGTTGTTCCTCCAATTCTCTGGGGCTCATGCCTCCCCAGATGCCATGATAAGTGTGTGATTTAATAGCATGATCACCACATTCCTCCATCACTGGACAACGTCTGCATACACTCTTAGCGTATGCTACTTCACGTCTGTTACGTTCGTTAAAGAATACTGCTGTGTCCTGGTTTCTGCATAGTGCGTGTTCGCTACGAAACAAAGTCTTCTGCTTTCACTAGGTTTAGTCTTTCAACTTCTGCTGATTGTTTCATGGCGTGTGCGCCTGCTCGACCTATTCCCAGTATCTTTCCACCTGATGTCAAGCTACCGTGTCCTTGTTCCATAACGTATTCGTACAGTGCTTGTCTACGATAGAACGATGCCAGGTTACGCCATGATTCTAAACGTTTCATTAACGCATCGTAGTATTCTAACTGTTCAGCAGTGGGATGATGCTTGATACCGTCTAACGCTGGGATCATATCGTCTTCATCGTGTGCCATCATAGACATGATGATTGTCTTACGGTAATGATCCTCTCGTAAACGTTTCTCTTCTTCTTTACTTACTTTCCCAAATTGTGTTCCTATTGTCTTATCCATTTCTCTTTCCTTAATCAAAGAACAAATCACTAGATGGTTTGTTCATTCTCTTCTTTAGTTCTACCACGTTATCAGGTACTTGTTCAACATCACCTAACTCAACGACATTTGTTGGATGATTGATTACATCAACTGCATGATGTATGTCTTCAATCAGTTTCTTCTTATGTTTAGCTGTGGTGACTTCATAATGTGTTAGATCATTTAGTGCGTCTAACAGTTTGATCATGTCCTGGTATGGTACTCTAAATTCTTTACTTGTCATTCATTCATCTCCTCATCTTTTAGTTTGTATTCAACTTGTGACAAATCACAGTGTTCTAATATCAAATCCAACGGCACAAATATGTCATAAAAATTTGCTTCATCTCTAAATGCACTAGCACCACCATAAGGAATAGAATCGAAATCTTTCCAGTGTGTCATGTAACAGTTCACTGTTACACCTCGTTCGTCATGCATGTGGACATTGAAATCAACCAGGATAACTCTGCCATCAGGCAAGAGATACGTTGGTGCAAGAGGAAACTCATCCTCTTCTGTTTGAATGTGCTTCTCAGCATATTTACCTTGCTTCGCATATATACCTATGCAATCTGGGGAATGTGGATTACCTTCTTTATCACTCATTACTTACTCTCTTTCTATCAGGGTTAAGGTTCTATCCTTATCAATTTGTCCGTCTACGCATCCCCAGTATTCATCAGTTTCATAATGGAAATACACGATACCTGGAGCTAGCCACTCTCTAGGCTCTAGTATCTTTTCTATCTTTACTTGCTCATTACCATAGATGAAAGTATCACCTACCTTTAATTCGCTAGCTTTAATTATACTTTGCATTACTTACTCTCTTTCTGGATTAGCTTATACTTTAAGTAATCCCTCATGCACACTCACCTGAGTGAGTGTGCATGCAGTACTACTTAATCCCAGTACGATGGGGTTGGTAGGTCCAGGTCATTAGATGGACTACTGAAATCGATTGGCGTGTGCCATTCGACATCAAACCATTCAATAGTTGAATAGCCTGTACCTGTGTTCATTACTGACCACACGACTGCTGGTTTCTCAACGTTGTCATTACGATGACGATGATCTCTACCAACAGGTAGCGCTAGCCATTCCTCTTTAGAAAAGCTTCTAGCCATAGGTTCCTCCTCTCTCTTTCTAATTTGCGGTTTCTAGTATAAGTTCTGCTATTTCTTGCTTGCTTGCATTGTCGCTAGGTCGTATGCCCATTGGCTTACATATGGTGCGAAGTGTATCTATCTCTTTGCTCATAAGTGATTCCATTGTTGGTACTTCTGTTTTGGGTTTTGGCTTTGCCATATTCCAACCGTAAGCTTTTCTTTCCACTTCTTTAAACCAATCTTGGAACCAATCGCTACTACCCATTCTTTCAAATGATTCATGTACTAATGTTTCTTGCATCTTGTAGTAAAGACTGCGAGCAGATCGAATTGTGCCTGTGTCCTCGTAACCACCAGCGCCCATCTCCCAACCGTAGTATTCCGCATCCTCGTACAAATCCACATAGCCTGCGTGTGTCCAGTTAATCTCTATCCATGCATACTGCTTTGTTTCTTTCACGATGTTAGGCATTGGGAGACCTCTGCTTTCGTGATCCCATAAAAACGTTTTCGTAATTTTTAGTGTTTCCATTTCTCTCTTTCTTGTTGACATGTAAACTATGTTAGCATACCCTGAACAATTTGTCAAATCGTAGTTTACAAGAAAAGTCCTGACGGCAGGGAAAGAGAGAGATAATACCGTACCGCCAGGACCATTTCCTTGCACTATCAAACATAGCGCACTTTTACCAACATTCCCAGTGTTCCCAGGAATATTTATCAACTAGCCATGCAGATATCCACACGTTATAAAAAGGATTAAAGATATCAGCGTGACCTGTCAAATTATTCTGCTCTACCCTGTGATCCCACCATCGTGGCATATGCTGAAATAAACCTGATGCTTGATCTTTAGGGTTCTCATACACTCTATCGTTATGTGCGTTAGGGTATCCCCTACTTTCGCAGTGTAGGACACGCATGGCCACGTCTAC